TCATTTGGTCGCAAGGCACAACGCAAAGTGGTTACACAGGCTTTGAAGTCAGTGATTGACACAAGCCAAGAGATCCGCGATGAAGAACGTAGAAACTTCAACATCATAGCTTGCCCAGGATATCCAGAAACAATGAGCAACCTAGTTAATCTCAACATTGACAGAGGTATTACTGCGTTTGTAGTAGGTGATACTCCGTTGAGATTGCCAGCAGATGCTACATCGTTGAACAACTGGGGTACTAATGCAGAATTAGTCACAGACAACGGCGATGACGGTGTTGTGACCTATGATGAATATTTGGCCACATACTATCCAAATGGATTTACCACTGACCTAAGTGGTTCTAATGCAGTGGTTCCAGCAAGTCACATGATGCTGAAGACCATCGCACTCAGCGACAATGTCAGCTTCCCATGGTTTGCACCAGCTGGTACAAGACGTGGCGGTATTACCAACGCTACAGCAGTGGGGTATATTGATGCTGCTACAGGTGAATTCCAAACAGTTGCTCTGAACGAAGGTCAACGCGATACATTATACGAACTAAAAATTAATCCAATTCCATTCTTTAACGGTGTTGGTTTAGTAGCATACGGTCAAAAGACCCGTGCAAGAAATGCATCAGCATTAGATCGTATCAACGTAGCACGTTTGGTAGTATACTTACGTAGCCAGTTGAACAAGTTGGCTCGTCCATATCTGTTTGAACCTAACGACAAGATTACCAGAGACGAAATCAAACAAGCGGCAGAAAGCCTATTGTTAGAATTAGTAGGCTTGAGAGCAATTTACGACTTTGCGGTTGTGTGTGATGAAAGCAATAACACTCCGTCTCGTATCGATCGCAACGAACTTTATGTTGATATCGCTATAGAGCCAGTGAAAGCCATTGAGTTCATTTACATTCCATTGCGTATCAAGAACACAGGAGAAATTTAAAAATGGCAATTACATCGCTTAACAACATTGGTATTCCAACTACCAACGCAGCTGGCAGCACTCAAGTGCTGTTGATGCCAAAGTTAAAATATCGCTTTAGAGTTACACTGTTAGGATTTGGAGTTGCCGCAGCTACTGAACTTACTAAACAGGTACAAGATGTTACAAGACCTAAAGTGTCGTTTGAAGAAATGACACTGGACGTCTACAACTCAAAAGTTAAATTAGCTGGCAAATACACACTTGAAAACGTTACACTGACATTGCGTGACGATGCCAGTGGACAAGTGCAGAAATTAGTTGGCCAACAGATTCAGAAGCAGTATGACTTTATGGAACAGGCTTCTGCACGTTCAGGTATTGACTACAAATTTACCACACGTATCGAAGTGCTTGACGGCGGTAATGGTGCTCTAGTACCAACCACGCTAGAAACATTTGAACTCTATGGTTGTTTTGTACAGAATGCAGACTACGGTGATGCAAACTACAGTACCAACGAGCACATGACAGTGGCACTGACTATTGCCTACGATAACCTATCACAGTTCGCAGCTGGTACAACAGCAGTGAGCCCAATAGGCGGCATTGGAGCAGCAGTAGGAAGAACTATTGGTGCTGCTACTACAGGTGCTTCTACAGCCCAGGGATAATAGTAATATTAACTCAAAAAGCCCGACTAAAAATCGGGCTTTTTTTGTGGCATAAATATTTGTATGGCAAATAAATTCACGAGATATCTATCAGAGTTCGGTTCAGGCTTGATCGAAGGCGTAACCAAGCCCAAGGGTCAACAGAGTAACTATCGTCATGCCACGAGATTATTTGTTGATAACAATCTTAGACTCAGTCCTAAGACCAAGTTTCTTTACTATGTTCAGTTTGAAATAGACAACACAGTAAGAGGCATGAGTGCATTCACTGCCAAGCATGCCAACGAAGCTGGACTGTTGGTAAAGAGTGCAGACTTACCAAAATTTAATTTTGATTCAGTGGTAAAAAATCAATACAATCGCAAAAAGATAGTTTATAAACAGATCAACTACGAACCTGTAAATATCAACATGCACGACGACAGCAATGCTGTGATCAATGCTATGTGGGCCTTGTATTACGGTTATTATATTGCGGATCGACACAATCCAGATGCAGCTTTCAAGCCCAATCATCTTAGAAAGACTGGTACACAAATTGATAATTTTAGATATGGCTTGGACAACGACAAAAAAGAAGCAGACTTCTTTAAATCAGTGACTATATATACCATGAGTCGTAGACGATTTGTTGGATATACGTTGGTCAATCCTAGAATCAAAACTTGGAATCACGGTGGCATGGATTATGGAGCCAGTGAATTCAATGAAAGCCAAATGACATTAGAGTACGAGGCTGTGAGATATACCACTGGTAATGTAAGTGTTGGCACACCTAAAGGATTTGCCACATTACACTATGACACTGTACCAAGTCCATTAAGTGTGGCAGGCGGCGGCGTTGCCACACTCACAGGTGAAGGCGGAGTTTTAGATGGCTTGGAGCAGATTTTTGGTGACATAGGGTCGGGCGGTGCGTTTAGCACACCCGGAGGATTCATCGGCACATTGGCCAAGTCCATAAACACCTACAAGAATTTCAAGAACCTAAGCTCAGAGCAGTTGGCCAGCGAAGCAATTGGCATCCTCAGCAATCCTGGAAATATCACAGCAGCAGCACAGAGCATAGGCGGAGTAGTAGGTGCTATTTTTCCCAAGAGCGCCAGCACAGAAACCACAACCAGCGCCAGCCAACGGAACGTGGTAGGAGGTCCAGATTAATCTATGACTACTAACTTACCAGCACAACCCATAGAAGACAGTGCAGCTACTACTAAATTATATTTTGAAAACTACGGTGAAGCTGCATTAGAGTTTCCTTCCAATGATGTCACTGCCGCAATAAGTTTTTTCCAACAGGCTGGGTTCGACCTCGATGCTGCTTCGACATGTGCGGCCGTAATTCTAAGACAGGCCAAGATTGACAGCACACCTATCTTCGAAATACTCGATACGTTGAAAAGTTTCTCCAGAGTTTCGTTAGGGCAGATCGTGGCAGAGATACTCAACAACAATCGTGTGTCCACATCTATATTAGGCTACAGAACCACTGATATAAAGCCTAACCAAACAAGAAACATAGCTGCCTAATGTCTAAATTCGCACAGGGACGATTTGAAATGAAAAACCCTGCCAAATATGTAGGGAAGAAAACTCCATTGGCTCGTAGTTCGTGGGAATTTGTGTTTATGCGTATGTTAGATGAGCATCAAGGTGTGGAAAATTGGGCCAGCGAAAGTATACAAATCCCATACCGAGACCCTATGACTGGCAAATACACAATATATGTGCCTGATTTCTTTGTGGTCTACAAAGACAAAACTGGCAAGAAACATGCAGAAGTGGTAGAGGTCAAACCGCAGAGTCAAACCCTAAGAGAATCAGTGGGCAAAAGCAGATACAATCAAGAGCAGTATATTAAAAACATGGCCAAATGGGAAGCTGCCACAGCTTGGTGTAAACAGCAAGGTATTAGGTTTAGAGTGGTCAATGAAGGGGATATTTTCCATCAAGGCACCAAACGCAGATAAGTATGATATGACTAAAAAATTAGAAGAACTATTTGATTTAGAATCTCAGCCCGAGCCTGCACTACCACCTCCGCCTGTGCATGAAGAAATCAACAGTCTCGACGATCAGTATCAAGCGGTACAAAAGATAGTACAAACACTGCCGCATATACAAGAACTGGATAATCTTGATGAGCAAGAACTGGATAATTTGGCAAAAAAAGCAGAACAGGCCTATGATGATCTCATGGATCTTGGCATGAACGTAGAAGTGAGATATTCGGGTAGGATTTTTGAAGTAGCCAGCTCAATGATGGGCAACGCTATTACTGCCAAAAGCAACAAGATTGAAAAGAAACTCAAAGCTGTGGATCTACAGCTGAAAAAACTTAAAATAGATAACGATGCTGGAGTAGATCCCAACAATGTGATAAACGGGCAAGGCTATGTGATTACAGATCGCAATGAGCTGCTGAAAAAATTAAGCGGAAAAGCATAAATACTCATATGAAAACTTTTAAAGAATATCTCGTCGAAAACAAAAAAATCTACAGCTTCAAGATCAAAGT